ATCAGTTCTCCCACAACTTGCGCCAAGTCCTCTTTACTGATTAAAATCGGATTGCCGTCCTTATCCAAAGCACGTACATAATTTATCTCTTTTTTCTGAGGAAGTGCGCCTTCAACTTCCTTCATTGTTTTTATAGCTCCCATGATTGTTTTGAATTTAAATTGAACATTGTTTTAATCTTTTCTGAACACCACATCCTGAATCTTCCAGTTCCAGGTCTTATCATCCTTCTTTCCGCTGTTATGGAAATTCAAGGCTGACTTAATGATATTCTCTTTTAAATCATTTTTCTTAAACTCGACTTCCGCCTTCTGCGGAAATTCCTTTACCTGCGCGGTATCTACTGAGATAATCAGTGCAACCAATAATGTGTCTAACATAATCCTTTTTATTACATTAATAATCGAATACCAATCTCCTTAATACGCTGCCGACCGCTATGCCGGCAGCATCCGCAAGTATGTCCAGCCAGTCCCAGCCCGAACCGACCTTGCAATTCTTCTTATACATCCAGTCAGCGGCTTCTTTAGTTACACCTGCCGTAACGGCACAGAGTTCACCCGCTGTCAGGGTGATGGCAAGGCATGCAAGAAAATGCAGCAGCTTGTCGTTAATTCTTAAAAACATATCCAACATAACCATTATCCACAGTAAAAATAAATCCAATGACTACCGTCAAAAACGAAAAAGCAGGATATTTGATTGATGGAAGTAGCAGTGGTTGTGCCTCTGTTATTGGGATTCATCAGGGGTCCTTTCACTGAGACATTCCGGTTCAACTGGTTCTTCAAATATACAATCCGGCCTGGAGTAGTTGACCTTGGAAGAAACAAGGTAGGGTCAAAACTTAGATCCGGTCCTCCATATATGATAATATCATCGGTATCACTGACCGTATAGCTCGGTGGGGCAGACATCATACTACTGCCTAAATTGCGGACACCCGCAGCAAATCCGGAAGCCCGTAATCTGCTTATTCTTACCGATTCACCGCTTCTGGCATTCAAATCTACATTACCCAATGCTTCTATCGCGCAAGTATCATATCCGGCCTGGGCCATCACTCTTACACCGGTTGAATGGTCACCGTAGGCATCCAAACTGAGTGCCGTAATCCCATCTCCACGAATACGGCACATTGCCCCGGACGAGACATTCACTTCAAAAAATTTCCCGCCATCCTTGCCTATCCTCAATGTCGCGGTCGGATTTTCCTTTTCGTTTTCAAGTCCTCTGTTGGTTATCTTGAATGCACCGATATAACCTTCGGTTGCGGTAACACTGCCTGTAAACTCCCCGTCCGCACCATCCAGATGCTTCACCTTCAGGTTATCCACGTCGATAAGGTCTGCGTCTATCTTCCTGGCGAGTAAAAGCTGTGTACCCAGTAGCGGGTATTCCTGGATGGATTTCCAGGAAGTAGTGTCCGGGTTCTGGGCTACATCGTCGAACGGGTGCATCTCGCTGTTTCCGGCCACCGGATTCATCCACATGAATACAAACCCCTTATCCTTATCCAGGAAATACTCCCCGTTCTTGTATTTGAACGGCAGGGGTTTCCAGTCACCATCGACCGGGAAGGGGGACGGGTTCTGACGCACAATGCTGGCCCTCTTCTGAGCAAGAAGGGTCTCGCGGGCACTATCACGGTACGCTTCCACAATCACGGAATCCGCATTGCCCCACTTGTCAGACGGAAGGTAGTATTCCCATTCGGACGATGCACCGGGGGAATCCGCCGTACCGAGGTCCTTGCCGGCCGACTGGACATGCAGCCGCCAGAATACATCCAGCAGGGCCACATCAGCCCCGCTGCGGTGCAGGGCTTTCAGCTTCAGCGGTGTAAGCTGCACATTGTTACAATCCACAGAGATGGCAGCCGGCTGGCACTCGATGTCAACGTATTCCACCGGGTCAGGCTCACGTACCGCCACGACACTCAAAAACGCTGTCACCATCATAGCTCAATAGGATTAGTGTTCGTTGCGATTACTCTGAACGTCTTGGCGCGTGCTGCATCCGTATAGGTCAGTGCGATGTCCTTTCCTTGGAACTTGTTACTATCTTTGCCAGACAGTGTGAACGGATTGTTCTCGCCATCGAATGTGGCGAAGTCCCAGCTTGCCACCGCCACTTCCTCTCCGGATTGGCGTTTATAGGCATACGGTGTCAGCGTTCCTGTTTCTCCAGGATATATCTGCCCGTCAGAAGCAAGCCCCTTGACCTTGAATGCCGCCAGTATAGGGTCGCTAAGGTCGAACACGGTAATGAAGCCCTTTGCAATGACTTTCGCATTCTGCACAGCCTCACAACTTACCACCAGCGAACCGTCAATATCATTCGCGGCAATGTTCTGGGTTCCCTGAGTTCCGAGGTTGGCCTCTCCCGATGGCAGTTGCTTCTTCCATTGGAGCGTAATGTTCCCCAAATCGTTGATAAGGTCTCCGCCGCTGTACAGCGATGCCTTCAACGTCAGCACTTCGGACGGATTGATTATCTGCGTACCCTTGTCTGAAGTGATGAATAACTCATACTGTTTACCCGATGATTCCTGGATAACAACATCAGTCGCAAGTTCGTTGAACGAGACCGTATGCCCGCCAATTTCAACTTCACCCGAAATGGTTATGCGGTCATTGTCATATCCGGAGATGGGTACGAGGTTCTTCATCACCCGAAGTCCGGTCATGGGATAGGACTGCGAGTCCACACTTACATTGTATCCGGTTACGCGTTTGAACATGCCGACAAACTGTTCCGTATTGCACAACCCATCCTCCCCGAATGCAAGTTCGGTACCGTTGTACTTGAAAACAAGCCTGGAAGGAATGAGGATACGCCCGCTGCTCACGTCACGTAACACGACAATGACAATAGGGCGTTTGTCCTCCGCCAACGCTTCAAAGTCCGGCGTATACTTATCACTTCCCTTTGTCCATGCCTGGATAAGCGGACCATTGTCCACGCGTACATACCCGTTAACAGTCGTTCCGTTACTCACCGCCACGATAGCCAGTGAAGCGGTCACTTGATTCTGGTTCATCGCTGGCCTCCTTCCCTTTTTCCGTCAGTTTTTGCCCCGGCCGGCTGTTCCGGACCGGTCACGCTGAAACCGGGGTCTATTTCCTCTTCCTCTTCGGGTGTCACGCTGAAACCGGGGTCGATGTCCTCTGAACCCTGCATCGCTTCCTGCTGTTTCTCTATCAGTTCCTTTAACTCACGTGCAGAACCAATGATGTCGATGTCAAGAAGAGTACCCACATTTCGCATCTCACTGATAGGAATGTACACCCTGCCATCCGGAAGGGTATTCATTATCCCAAAGAATTTGCCTTCGAGCTTTGCCTTTTCTACAATTACGTACATATTGATTAAAGTTTAAAGTTATTACTATTCATATACCGGACCCGTGGCAATGAATACCGTCTGTCCGTCAACCTGCGAGGATATAACGGCGCCTTCCTCATCACCCATCAGGGACTCACCGATGAGAAGCCCCACTTCCGCCCACACCTGGAAGATATGTCCTGCCGGAAAACCCTTGTCCGAGGGAATGAACTCCAGTGTCCGCCCGCCGGTTGCCAGCACCTTCTCCGGCTCGCCCGGCTTCGCACTCTGGCCTTTCCATGTGATACGGAAAAGGTCATCGTACTCTGTACCGTATTCACGGCGGTTGTCGAAGATGCGTATTTCATAGGCGCTCGGCTGCTTCATATCATCGGGAAGGGTGAAGCCTTTCGTCTGGATAATTTCACAATTGAGGGAAGCTGCCATCTCCGTCTTTACCTCAATAACCTTTTCCAGCCGCCCGTCTGTAGGTGCCTGCGGTCTGCTGCCCGCATATTCACACGCACGAACACGGAAGCTTGCACCGGTGACATACTTCGCCTGGTATACCAGCTTGCGGGTGTACACTCCGTTCCCGTCATGGCAGACGATACCGGGGTCGTCCGGTGTAACCGGGCGGTATGCTCCGTTTTCGAGGATGTCCCAGAAGTATGCGGCGTGTTCATCATCCACCGGTTCAGTGCCCGTATAGAGCTGCGGTTCTATCTCCCTGTCCCAATAACCGGAA